GACAAAGACTACAAAACTAAAGAAACCCGTAGAGGTTTTGATAGAAATATCGCAATTCTTGACTGATGAAGCCAAGAAACAATTGACGGATTATCTAATAAAGTATGATCTAAAGAAGAAGAAAATTAGACAGATATTAGTAAATATCTTACTAATTATCCTCAGCTCAGTGAGTACTTGGTTAGCTAGTCTATTAGGACAATAGGGCTTTGGTGAGGTCAGATGCCAACCAAAGATTGTCCAAGTCCAAAGATTACCAGGCATCTCGAGGGACTTGCACACGATAACCTCGGCGTTGTGATTCGACCCGGGATTGGTAAGAAGTTGGACGAGAAATTCTACCAGGAATTAAGAGTGATAGCCACAAGAACCGCGAAATTGACGTCTGGTCTGGCTAAGTACGCATTGTACTACGATGAGCGGGCAGAGTGGCCTGCTTCGCCGTATTATACGGCACGAGTGAAAGAACATATTGATCTAATGGAAGGAGAGCATCATTGTGATGTTGATCAGTTCTTTCTGGTCGATGAGATCGAGCTCGAACATCCTTTCAAACCTGCGTCATCGCATGTCGAGCCTAGTACCTCAGATCCAAGGGTGCACCAGGTATTGAAGAAATCTGGAGCTTGTCCTATTGGTGGAACCAAAGGTGAGAACTGGAATGAAGCACTACAGTTTGGTGCGAAGGTTAAAGCCTCGGGATCATGGGAAGAGGACTACTCATGTGTTGCTGGAGTCAGAACACAGCCAGGCCCTCCTGGTGAAGGAAAGGCCCGTATCATTGAGATGGTGGGAACATCCGCGTATCAGCGGAGTTTTGAAGCTATTGCCGACGCGTTAACACTTACTGACCAAAGTATAAAGGCAGAAATGCCAGTTATGCTTTACCATGTGGAGCCTAGTGAGCTTGGAAAGTGGTATGGAAAGTATGAAAGTGAGGTTTCCTGCTGGTTAAGCTGGGATTGGAGTCATTATGACGCTACGCTGGCTGGAGAGCTATTGGAAGCTGTCGCTAGATATTTAATAGGTGATTATCAATATGCTGACCTTGAGATAGGATATCTATTAAATGCAAGCATAATGACACCTTGGGGTACCATTACGCGTTGGGGAGCCATGATTAGCGGTTGGATGGGAACCAATATTGGTGATTCTCTCGCCAATTTGTTACACTTCTTAAAAGTGTTGGACACGTTAGGACTTTTGAGATATGTTGTATGTGTTCTCATCAATGGGGACGACATCGTTATTGGATTCTCAACCCAAATAACGAAGGATAACTTAGAAAAGATTAACAGAAGGTCGTTCATGTCTGCTAACCTTGCAAAAGTAGATGTTGGCAACTACATTTGGCATTCTAAGTTAATTATCGAAATGGATGCAACTGGAAGGATAATTATATCAAGAATTCCAGAGTTGGTGTATAACAGAATTAAGTATCCAGAAAGGCGAAAAGATCGCCTCGATAAGTGGATTATCACTATGGGGATGGCGAATACACTAGAGGATCTGGTAATACCAGGTCACGAACATCCTCGTGGTAGTGAAGTTCTTCGTCACTTTGCGAAGGTGGATGAGATAGACCTCCGGAACGTTAGTGATGTTGAACTGATGCCTAGTGCCGAATTGCTGGCGAGCGATTTGTCTTGGAGAGAGGTTACTTCTGGCCAAGAAGTACTCGACAAGATTAGGCAGACTCGGTTTGTCCGCCGGGACTTTTAGGCATGGTCTTGCATTTCAAGAC